AATCATTTGGATTGTTCGCAGCCGCATCTACCCCAAATCGAAAAAATTCAAAGTAAGATAGAGTGGTTCTTATTATATTCGGAAAGCAAACAAACTAAAGATGTATTAAAATTACTAAATCCTATGTCGGAGACTGTGGGTGATTTTTATACTAGAAGTAAGGAAAAAGAAGGTAGCGAAGCTTATTGTAACATTAAAAAGAAAATAATGTCTGCTCAAGCAAAATTAATAGCAGAAACTATACATGGGAGATTTTAAATGGATCTGAAAGAAATTGCAAAATGCGGGCAACCTTGGGCGGAAGAAAAGGCTAAAATTGCATTAGAATTACAGGAGCAATATAAAGCTAAAACTATTGCTAAAGATGAATATGTAGAATTGATCAAAGATATGGCAAGAATGGAATCGTTGGATGAGGTTTCTTCTGATATGAAATTAAAAACAGCTTTGGTAACCGCACTCTTTGTTTTAGTACAGATAGTATAGACAAGCGCAAATTTAGAATATATAATGTAGTATTATAAGGAGTTTATATGTCGTTACTTGAAAAATTGAAAAAGAATTCTACAATTAAAGAAACTGAAGTTTTGAATAAATCCAAATTCTTTGGTAAGAAGGATATGATTCAAACATCTGTTCCTATGGTAAATGTTGCCCTTTCGGGTAGCTTAGAAGGAGGTTTGACTCCGGGGTTGACGGTGTTTGCAGGGCCATCTAAGCATTTTAAAACTGCATTTTCTCTGCTATTGGCGAAGTCTTATTTGGACAAATATGAAGATGCTATTGTACTGTTTTATGATTCTGAGTTTGGTAGTCCTCAGTCTTACTTTGATTCTTTCGGTATTGACACCTCCCGAGTTTTACATACTCCAATTACGGACATTGAGCAACTAAAGTTTGATATCATGTCTCAGATTAACAATCTTGAGCGCGGAGATCATATAATTATTGTTGTGGATTCTGTAGGTAATCTTGCTTCTAAGAAAGAAGTAGATGATGCGTTGGAAGGAAAGTCTGTTGCAGATATGACTCGAGCAAAACAGATGAAATCTTTGTTCCGAATGATTACACCTCATTTAACTATTAAAGATATCCCTATGGTAGTTGTAAACCATACCTATGCAGAGATTGGTCTTTATCCTAAGCAGATTGTTTCTGGCGGGACAGGAATTTATTATTCCGCCGACAACATCTTTATTATTGGTCGTCAGCAAGAAAAAGATGGTACTGAAGTTACAGGTTATAACTTCATTATTAATGTTGAGAAATCTAGGTTTGTTCGAGAGAAATCTAAAATTCCTGTAGAAGTATTATATGAAGGCGGTATCAGTAAGTGGTCTGGTCTTTTGGATGTGGCATTAGAAGGCGGATTTGTAACTAAGCCGTCTAATGGTTGGTATTCACTTAAAGGCGAAGAAAAGAAATATCGCAAAGTAGATACTTATACTAAAGATTTTTGGATGCCGGTATTAACCTCAAAAGACTTTAGAGAATTTATAGAAAATCGTTATCAGATGGCAACCGGTGATCTGATGTCTAGCTCATTTGATGATACTGATTTAGAAGAGGAGTTTACAAATGCAAGTGAAGTATGAACCCTGGCAAGTAGTAAGAGATGACAAAGAACATTGGGGAGTAAGAATTCTTGAAGGAAAATTCAATGAATTGGCTCTTGCAATAAATGATGTTAAAATGGCAGATGACGATGGAGTTTCTGTAGACTATGACATTATTTACTCTCTATTACCCATAGAAGAAGTTACTGAAAGTCAAGAATTCAATGATACTCTATCTTTTATTATCCAAGACATTTTAGTAAAGGCTATGAATGAGCACGAAAATAGAAACAGTAATACTGCAAAACTTAATACATGATGATGAATATATGAGGAAGGTAATCCCGTTTCTTAAGCGGGATTATTTTTTAGATACAAATGACAAAATCATTTACGACAAAATTACTGCATATATCGAAGACTACAATTCTTTACCATCTAAAGATGCTCTAGTCATTGCCATACAAAATGATAAAAATTTAAATGAAGATCAATATACCGATGTATTCAATTATGTGCAACACTTAGAAGCAACGGATCATAATAAAGACTGGTTGTATAAAGAGACAGAAAAATTCTGCAAGGATAAGGCTGTTTATAATGCAATTCTAACATCGGTTGCTATTTTAGATGGCAGAGATAAATCCAAATCCGAAGATGGAATCCCCTCCTTACTGCAAGATGCGTTAGGAGTATGCTTTGACAATAATGTAGGGCATGATTATATTCTAAATGCAGATAAGCGGTATGAGTTCTATCATAAAGTAGAATCTCGCATACCGTTTGATTTAGAATACTTTAACAAGATCACAAACGGTGGCATGCCTAATAAGACTTTAAATGTAGTCTTGGCGGGAACTGGCGTAGGTAAAAGTTTGTTCATGTGCCATGTAGCAGCAGCTGCACTAAGTCAAGGTAGGAATGTTCTGTATATTACACTTGAAATGGCGGAAGAAAGAATTGCGGAACGTGTTGACGCAAATTTAATGAACATTACGATGGATCAGCTAAAAGAATTGCCGAAGGCATTATTCGATAATAGAATGGATAAGATTAAAGGCAAGACACAGGGTAATCTAATTATTAAAGAATATCCTACTACTGGCGCACACGTAGGTCATTTCAAAGCACTGTTAAATGAGTTACAATTAAAACGTCAATTTAAACCGGATCTTATTGTTATCGACTATTTAAATATTTGTGCCAGTTCAAGATTAAAAGCAAGCTCGGGTGTTAATTCTTATACGTTAGTTAAATCTATTGCGGAAGAACTTCGCGGATTGGCGGTTGAAGAAAATGTACCTATTCTAAGTGCGACACAAACTACAAGAACTGGTTTTGGAAATACAGATGTAGAGCTAACCGACACTTCAGAATCATTTGGCTTACCTGCTACTGTTGACTTTATGTTTGCGTTAATTTCCACAGAAGACCTTGAGAAAATGAATCAATTGATGGTCAAGCAATTGAAGAATAGATACAATGATCCTACATTAAATAAAAGATTTGTAATTGGTGTTGATCGAGCAAAGATGAAGTTATATGATCTCGAAGAATCTGCACAGAAAAATATTTCAGATTCTGGAAATCCGCAAAGACAGTCTTTGCCGAAATATGATAAGCCTCCGCAGTCTAGAGATAGTATGCAAGTAAACAAGGATATATTTACAGCCAACAAGCGTGATTTTTCAAAGATTAGATTATGAAATCTTTAAAAAATACTAGGTTGTCTTCTACTAGGTTGCAAAATGCGGAAACCGAAGTATTAGTACAATTAGATAGTCCAATTGCTATAAGTATTAATGATATTATACCAATGGGTAAAAAAATTAGTTATGTAGAGAATACGCAAGAATCTAAGGTATCAGAAAAATTTAAAAATGATATGATATGGCAGGAAATCCTTAAAAATACTAAATAAATAAAAGATAGCATATTCGAAAGGTGTAATATGAATCTTACTATACTAGGGGCAAAAGATATAAAATTGACAAAAATGCTAAGGATGGCAGCAAAATCCTTCGCACACAAATTACTAACCCCGCAAATGATAAAACATATAACACTAGAAGTACATATATGTGATAAGTTATCTGCAGGCGCATATTGTAATATTGCCGACGATTTGCCAATACCTAGAAAATTTTTAGTAGAGATTCATAGAACAAGAAAAAAGATTCATATGTTTACCGCACTTGCGCATGAAATGGTTCATCTTAAACAATGGGCCAAAGGTGAAATGAAGGAAAAGATAAGAAAAACTAAATACATTACTGTTTGGAGAGGCGAAACATATGAGGATGACGTGTCCTATTGGGATCAACCTTGGGAGTTCGAAGCATATGGACTACAGGAAAGTTTAGTTGCTAAGTTTTTAACAGAACATAATCAATTTAAAAATTTAAGACAGCGCCAAGAAGATTGGTTTGTGTATGATGATCTAGAAAATAGGGATTAAAAATGTAGTTAACTAGGAGTAAAATATGGGAGAAATGATTTTTTCGTTGTATGATCTCATACAAATAGGGTTGATGTTGTTAGCTTGCTATTGTTGCAAAGCATACGGATATCAACAGGGAATTTTAGAAACACTTGAGTACTTTGAAACAAATGGAGTAATTGACATACCTACAGAAGATACAATCGAAGAAGAAAAATAGCAATCTGTTAATAATACCCTAGAGAAACATTCTGGGGTATTATTTTGGCTAAAAATAGTGCTTGACTTCTTGTCCAAAATATGCTATAATAGAGGTATAGTGGAGGAGCAGATATGAATTTTACAATAGGACAGACGGTAGCAATTCAAACTAAGATGCGGTCGGTGCTTCTTGGAGAGGATTACAAATTTGTAACATTTACGGGCAAGGTGGTGCCGAACCCAAAATGGGTAGATACCGACTACGTCTGT